AAATTCTAGTTCTTCAGCTCAGGGCATGTTTCAATTTATAAATGGTACCTGGAATGCTATGTGTAAGAAAGGAGGAATGGATATATCTGGTAGGTTTAATGAAGCTAAACAAGTGAAGGTAATGTGCATTTATCTTGATTTTTTATTCGAAAAATATAAAAATTGGCAATTAGTACATAAAGAATACACAGGCGGAGTTATACATTATAAACTACCTTATTACAAATAAATAAATTATCACCCTTAAAATTAAATTAAAATGACAAAAAAAATAGATAATTGCCCAGAGGGCGGAGACGGCATAGTAATTATACCCAAGCCCTCCTACTTGCTTCCAAAAGACTATTCAAGATGTATTTCTGTAGATTGCCCTGCTAGAGATTGTGCTAGGCTACAAAACTATCTTTATGATAGGCAAAGTGAAGAGCTTATATTAATGTCTGATTTTAGTCAAGACAAAAAAATAGAGGTAAAAGAAGATTGTGAATTTTACCTATGAAAGCAGAAGTCCAGGAAAAAGCAGTAAACGCTTTCCTATCCTCTAAAGATAGAAGATCCACTATTGCTCTAGCGGTAGGAATGGGAAAGACAAAGTGTGCTATTGATATTATTAAACACTATAGAAGTACTAACCCTTATTGTAAAATTTTATTTAGTGGTGCAAGACAAATTTATATTAAAAACTTTAAAGATGAATTAACTAAATGGGGTTGTTTGGAAACTAACATTACCTTTATATGCAATAAATCTTTGAAAAATTACAACGAAAAGTACGATTTGATTATTATAGATGAAATGCACAAGGAAAAAGATCTTATATTGGAAAATTGTTTGAGACTTATGAGAATAAACCCTGCGGTATCTATTCTAGGACTTACAGGTACTCCAAGCAATACTCATGAAATTCACAAATACTTTCCTATTTGTTATTCCTACCTTATCAATAATGCTATTGATAATAATTTATTGAATAATTTTCAAATGGTTGTGGTTAAGTATAAGATGACTCCTGAAGAAAAAAGTGTTTATGATTATCATCACAAAAATTATTTAACATCTCCATATAATGAATCCTACCCTCCTGAATTAGGCAAACTGAAGCAGTTCTTAAATACATTGCCTAGCAAAGTGGCTCTAGCTAATAGACTAATTAATGAGAAATTTTCGGATAAAAAGTTATTAATATATGCAGGAAGTATTGAGCAAGGTGCTAGTTTTGGGTTTTCTCAATTTAATTCTTCTATGGATAATAAAACTAAGAAGAAAAACTATGATGAGTTCTATCACTCTGAATCAGGTAGACTAGTAAATGTAGGAATCCTAAAAGAATCCGTTAGTATACCAAATTTAAAGTATGGATTTGTGCTAGGAATAGATAGTTCTCCTTCATCAAAAGAACAACTTATCGGAAGATTTTGCAGGATAGCAGTACATGAGAAAAGTTTTATATATTTCTTAGTAGCTGAGGGAACTTTAGAAGAAAAGTGGGTGTTGAATGGTATGGATAAATTTAAAGATAAGATAGCAGTAGTTAACCTTAGTAAAAATAAAAATTAATATGAGTAAAATGGAAAAATTCACAGGTAATAAAAAAATAAATAGTCAAGAAGACATGAGTAAAGTATTGACAATAAAAACAATGAATGTTTTTATGGATATTGCAAAAGAAACTGAACTTCCTGAAAATGGATTAACTGCATATTTAGCAGAAGTAGGGTGCAATAATAAAGTATACGATGTAACTATATGTTTCACACCAAAAGGAGTTCTTGAGGAATTTGCTAATTCAATGAATGATTTTGAATCTGCAAAAAATATAAATGAATTATTTAAAAATTAATTTCCAATAAATTAACCAACTAAAAACTAAAAGAATGAAAAAGCAATTAAATTCTACTTACTTAGTAGCAGCGTATCTAAAGGAAAACAAAAAAAGCTACATTCATGACATGAAAAAAAAATGTAAAGCAAACAACGTAGGAGCGAGGGTAATGGCACTAAGACGTTCATTTGAATGGAAAATAGACACTATTTTAGAGGGGTACAAAGATGGCGTTGCGATATGGTATTATAAGTTAGTAAAGGCAAAAAAAATGCCAGAGCAGTACAATTTAAAGTCATTGAATAAAGCTAGTGCATAACGGTTTCGGGCTTGGCGAAGGCGTGGCTACTACAAATGCTTAACCAAAGAACTAAACTTTAAATTTAAAACAAATGATTATAGAAAGTACAAACTTTGATTTAGCACAGAAGCCCAGCTTTTGCCAAACACCTGTTACAGGCAGTACGGGTTTAAATGTACTATCTCTTTTCGATGGTATGTCTTGTGGTCAATTAGCTTTACAAAAGGCAGGAATAAAAGTTAATCAATACTTTGCAAGTGAAATAAAACCACACGCAATAAAAGTAACTCAACACAATTTTCCAAATACAATACAATTAGGTAGCGTATTAGATGTAAAAGCAAGTGATTTACCACAAATTGATTTATTGATAGGTGGAAGTCCTTGTCAAGATTTTAGTCTTGCAAATAAAGAACGTAAAGGACTTGAAGGTGCAAAAAGCGGTTTATTTTTTGAATACTTGAGATTGCTAAAAGAATGCAAACCAAAATATTTTTTACTTGAAAATGTATCAATGACTGATAAGGATATGGAATTAATAAGCCAATATTTAGGAACATATCCTGTAAACATAAACAGCGAATTAGTTTCAGCACAAATGAGGAATAGATTTTATTGGACAAATATAGGTCCGGAAGATTTTGATTTATTTGGATTTAGATATTGCAAAATACCACAGCCAAAAGACAAAAAAATAAAATTGCAGGATATACTTGAAAGTGGATATACAGATAGGAAAAAAAGTGTTTGCATTTTAGAAAGTGAAAGCAGACCATTAAAAAGCCAACACAAAATGGCTCATAGATTTTTAGAAAAAGGATTTATTACGCTTGTGGCAAAAGACAAAGAAACATTTTTAAGAGTAAAAGAAGCTACTAAAATTGGATTTGTAGATATTGGAAATAATGAAGCAGTTGATTTGAGTTATCCAACAAGCGAAACAAGAAGAGGTAGATCAATGAAAGATAAATCAAATTGCCTTTTAAGAAATAACCAATACTTTGTTTTTCAAGATGGTGATTTGAGATACTTTACACAAACAGAATTAGAAAGATTACAAACCGTTCCCGAAGGATATACAAGAATTTTAAAAAGAAACGATGCAGCTTGTCTTTTGGGTGATGGCTGGACAGTAGATGTGATTGCTCATATTTTTTCTTTTTTAAAAGGAGGGGAAATTTTTAATGATTTTTCTAACTAAAATGTTTAATCGAAGAATGGTTGTAGCACTTACCTATAACGTAAAAGCATATACGCAGTGTGGGATTATGAAAACTAAATTTTAAATTATGCAGAAAAGTTTATTTGAAAACGAAAACGTTGTTGAAGCACTAAACCCCACATTGCGTATATGCAGTGTTAGCGGTTGTTCTTCTCCTAAAATTATACTTCACTTATGTGCTGATTTAGGTAGTGATAGTTTATTTTACCAATTATCTGATGAATACGAAGTTATAATGATAGGCGAAGAAATAGGTGTAGAAAATTATAACCCACCGCCAAATGTTTATGGTATAATTGCAAATCCTGTGTGTACTGAATTTTCAACCGCAAATGGATTTCATAAACAAAACGATTTAGAAAAAGGAATGTTTTTAGTAAATCATTGTTTACGAATTATTAAAGAAGCAAAACCTAAATGGTGGGTAATTGAAAATCCAGCAAATGGTAGATTAAAAGAGTTTTTAGGTAAACCTAAACTTGTTTATCAACCTTGGGAATACGGAAGCCCTTGGACTAAAAAAACGGCTTTATGGGGAGAATTTAATATACCTGAAAAGAAATATACTGATTGGAATAAAGTGCCTAAAAACGATAAACTTTATATAAGACCAGGAAGACCAAAACCTGCACTTGCATTTTTACATAAGTCAGCGGTGGATTTGATTCCCGAAATGCAATGGGCAAAAGATAAAATAAAATGTGATGCGGATATTCGTTCAATGTGTTCTGCAGGATTTGCAGAGGCGTTCTTTCAGAATAACCGCTAACGGTCACAGATATATGTAGTTTTAACACAAAATTTAATAAAATGGGAGAAAGTAAAAATTTAGAACAAAACTTAGATAAGAGTAATGAAAAATTACATATATCTGATGTTAGTGATAGTATTTCTTTTGAAACGAAGGATTACGAAAAAGTTAGGGTAAAAGTTGGTGAAACTAATATAAGTATAAAAACAACAAAAAGTAATGGAACTTTCAATACGATATACATTGAAGAAGGACAACAACTTTTTGACTACTTAAAGAAATATTATCACTAACTCGATGCTTTACGAAATTTTTGTAACACAAATTAAACTTAAATGCCAATAAATACCGAAATATTAAACATAAGAATATCAAAAGAGCAAAAGCAAACCTTAGATAAATTAAAAGGATATAACGTAAATGTTTCGCAGTTTGTTAGGAATGCAATCAAAGAAAAAATAGAGCGTGATTATGATGACCTTAAAGAAAAAAGCAAAAAAGAATATTGCCCATTTTGAAAAAAAAATAATACATTTGCACCTAAAAAAATAATAATTATGTTTAATAAAGAAAAAGACAGATTAAGTTATAGTTCTCTCACTAGACTTATAAAAGAAGGAGTACAAGGATTTTTAAACCCTGTATACAAAAGAAACAATGCTTTAGAGAAAGGGTCTATTATAGATAAGATAGTTTTTGATGAGCCTATCACTGAAACTATTATAGATATTCCTATCCCAAAGCCTCAAATTAAGGCTATTATTGAAAATATTTTTACAGAGGAGTATAACTACGACCTCTCTGCGGAAAACTTAGAAAAGGTTTGTGGTATATTAGATGTGAAATCTAAGAATTTTGAGAAAATAAAAGAATCCGTTCTGGAGTTTCCTGAATATATTGAATATGCAAAAAATCCAAAAGGTAAGTTTCTAAAACCTAATTTTGAATTAGGAACCTCTATTGCCAATAATGTGCTAAAAGATAGAGAAGCCACCTATTTATTCAGTAATGGTAAGGCTCAGTTTGAGTGGAGTTTTCAATACAGAGGATATAACTTTTTTATAAAGACAGATTATTTAAAAGTGGATCATGATAGACAAGAGATTATTATCACTGATTTGAAATCCAGCAGCTACCCTCCGAAATTTCCTGATAGTGTGCAAAAATATTTGTATCACTTACAGGGGGCTTTGTATACAAAAGGGGTGGAAGACTGGATGGAGAAAAATGATTTGAACCATTATGTGCTAAAAACTTTTCATTGGGTGGTATGCAATTCTACCAAAGTAGATAGTGTGCTGGTATACCCCCTATCTTATAAAGACGAGATGGAAGGTAAACGTATTTTAGAAGAAACTTTGGATAAGATTGACAAGTACATTGAAAATGATTGGCAAGAAATCCCTGAAGAAGATAGCTTAACTTTTTTCTAAATGACAAACCACATAATCACAAAAAACAAATCCTTTTTCCAAAAAATAGGGGAGTATAGTTACTGTAATCTTGAAGACATGGTGCTTCCTGAAATAATAGCGGTAGATACAGAGACTACTTCCCTCTCTGCTTTTGAAGGAGAAATTTTTGCCATTCAAATAGGAACAGGGACAAATAATTATCTAATTGATTTGCAGACACATAAAGAGAATATAATTAATTTAGAGGAAGTTATGCCTTTTATATTGGATAAGGTTATGATATTTCATAATAGTGCCTTCGATTTGAGTTTCTTCTTTATCAAGAATTACTTCCCTAAAAAAGTGGGAGATACGATGTTGGCATCTATGATTCTACACAATGGAGAATTCGGAGTATCACATTCTTTTAAGAATTGTATGCAAAGAGAGCTTGGGGTTATATACGACAAAACAGAACAAGCTAATATTGCTAGAGTTCAGTTATCGCAGCCATCCACAATTCAATATTGCTTTAATGATGTTGATAGACTATTAGAGTTACACAATGATTTAGTGATTAAATTAAAAGATTATGAAGCAATAGATTCTTATAAATTGCATTGTAGACATATCAGGGCACTTACATATATGGAGTTATGCGGACTTCCAATATCAAAGGATAGGTGGAAAGCAAAAATGGATAAAGATTATTCCCAATACAAAAAATGTGAGAGAGAAATAATTGATTATATTTTTGACACCCTGCCTAAATATAGAGTTTTACAGATGGATATGTTTAGCAACGAAAGGAAAGTAAATTGCCTATTAAGTTCTCCTAAACAAATGATAGAAGTGTTTAAAGATTTAGGTATAAATGTCACTTATAAAGAAAAAGGAGAGATAAAAGAAAGTTTAGAAAAAGGAGTTATAGCTAAGTCAAATCATGAGTTTGTAAAAATGTGGCTTAAATATAAAGAAGTGGAGCATAATGTAACTACTTTTGGAGAGGGTATTTATTCTAAAATAAGGGATGGAAGAATATACACCCACTTCAAACCGATAGTAGACACTGCTAGACTATCTTCAAGAAAGGGAGAGATAAACTTTTTAAATTTTCCCTCTAACAAAGAAACAAGAGAATGTTTCGTGGCAAATGAAGGGTTTGACATTATCGTAGCTGACTACGCAGGGCAAGAAACAGTTGTAGGGGCTGATATTACTGGAGACCAAGCCATGATTTCTTCTATAGTGGAAGGAAAGGACTTACACTGTGCCTTTGCTAGAGTTCTCTACCCTGAATTATTAGATCTTTCTGACGAAGAAATTATTAAAACCCATAAAGCCAAGCGAAATGCTTCTAAAGCACCTAGGTTTTGTTTCCAATTTGGAGGCACTGGGTTTACTTTAGCAGAGAATGAAGGATTATCTATAGAGGAAGGAGAACGTATTGAAAAATTATTCAAAGAATTACATAATGGAGTGTACTCTTATGGGGAAAATAAGCTAAAGGAAGCTTTAGAATTTGGGTATATTCAATATGCAATGGGATTTAAATTAAAGCTACCAATGTTTGATATTTTCAAAGACCTTGATGAGAAGATTTCAAATATGGGTAGAGATTTTTGGAATAAATATAGAGTGGGTAAGCAAGAAAATCTGAAATTTGAGAAAGCTAAAGATAAAGGGAGTTCGTATGTAATATCAGATATGGGGGCTTACAATTGCTTTAATGCTAATAAACTAATGATGAAAGACTATTTCAGTTTAAAATCTCAATATATGAGACTATGCTTAAATGCTCCCACACAAGGCACTGCTGCCCATCAAACTAAAATGGCTTCAGTGTTGTTATTCAATGAAATTGAAAAAAACAATGACTATTGGAAAGCGAGAATAGCTAATGTAATCCATGATGAGATAGTTTTGGAGACTGAGACTCACCTATCAGAAAAATATGCTAGAATACTGGAAAAGAGTATGATAGAGGGGGGTAATATATTTCTCACCAACCCTACACTATTTATGAGTGCTGAAAGTAATATTGGAAAATCATGGTATGAAGCCAAATAAATTAAATTTAAAGTTATGAGAAGAAAGACAGTAAAAAAATCCAACACCACAACTCCTAGAAAAAAGAAAAAGGTAGTTAATCCTAGAGTAGTGAGAGAATATTGTGGAGGTACAATGACCAAATCAGCTTTTTTTGGTGCCATTAGAGCTTTTTTAAGACAGAGGTGGTTATACTCTTGTCCTTTTAGAAAAGAGATACTTAAAAGGGCTTATTCTGCCTTGTTAAAAAAATGGCAATGCAATCATTGTAAAAAAATGTTCTTAAAAAAAGATGTAGAAGTAAATCACATTGAGCCCTGTGGTAGTTTAAGGGATTACTCCGAAATAAAACCATTCCACGACAGGCTATTTGTAGAGGATATAAGCAAGCTAGAGGTGCTTTGTAAAGATTGTCACAAAAAATTTACAGAAAAAAGTAAAATAACGCTTGACATTTGAAAAAAATATATTAATTTTGCAGAAGTTTTTTAAAACAAAGGGAATATGAGTTACGAAGAAATGGGAAAATTAGCTATTAATCTTCCCCAATTAAACATTATCCAATACTTAATAAAGAAAGGGTTTATTAGAAATATACATCTTACAAAAATAAATACTAATAATCCTTTAGATTTTGAAATAACAGAGTTTGGTCAAGCTATTCTTAATGGAGAAAAATATCAACCTCTTGTTTCTGAACAATTCTTAGATGAATATATGATATTATTTAGTAAACAAAATTTACAAGGAATAAATAAAAAAGCATTTAGTCCTAAAAATAAAGTTATAACTAAGTTAGAATCATTTATGAAAAAGTATAAAGTTTCTAGTGAAGAAATTCTAGACGCTGTTAACTATTACCATCAAAATGCTGACGATATTCGTTATACATTGGATGCTCAATATTTTATTGAGAAAGAGGGAGGCAGCTTATTGTTAGATACTATTAATGAAATGAAAGAAGGAATATTTAGTGACCAAGATAAACTCGTATTTTAATGGATATTTTAAAAGTAATAGAAGAGAGCAGGGATTCATTAATACTAGGACATATTAATAGTATTCCTATGCCATTCAACGGAACAAGAAAATCCTTTAGTGGTATATTTCCAGGGGCACTTGTGTGTGTTACTGCTGAAACCTCTGTAGGTAAAACTTCTTTGGCCAAGTACTTATATTTATTTAGTGTTGCTGATTATATTTTAGATGACCCTGCGTTTAAGTCTTTTAAATATAAATGTATATGGTTTGGATTAGAAGAGTCTGAGGAAGAATTTGATATTAGTGTACTACAATATGCCATCTCTAAATATTTCAATAAACATTGTACACAAGATGAATTATTAAGCAGGATAGAGCCTATTTCGGAAGAAGTAATTGCTATGATAAAATCAGATCCTGTTCAAAGGTATTTCGACACTGTAAAATCTTTCACCAAATTTGACGATCAAACTGGCCATGCTACAGGTATTTATAAAACTTGTCAAGAGTATTCAAAAGAAATTGGTGAGCACCATTATAAAGAAAAACAATTGGGTGGGGGGAAAGTGATTAATATTTACAGTCATTACACTCAAAACGACCCTAATGAAATAGTGGCAGTAGTTATAGATAACGTAAACATTTTGGAATTAGAAAAAAATGAATTAGGAATGTCGCTTGATTTGTCAGGATGTATAGATAGACTTGTGAATACTTATATGAGAAAGCAAGTTACAAAGCATTGGAAATGGCATGTATGTTGTGTACAACAGCAACAAATGGCAGCAGGGGACCTAAACCACTATAAAGCAGGTAAGCTTGAGCCTGAGCCTCAGAAATTAGGAGATAATATAAAGGTAGCAAGATCTTACCAAGTTATCTTAGGATTATTTTCTCCTTATAAGCACAAAATGACAAATTACTATAAGTATCCGATTTTAGCTTCTGATAGAGTAGATGGCTTTGAAGAATGCTTTAGAACTATTCATATTTGTAAAAACCGATTCGGTAGAACAGGAGTTGCAGAACCTTTGTTTTTCAACCCTAAAGGCTTTAGTTTTTTCAGTATGCCAAAAAATGATGACACCCAAAATTTAAACCAATTATTAACCTATAAACAAAAAATTTTAAAAGATGAGTAATTTAACATTGCCAACAGGGAAGATTGCCCCTTCAGTAGTCAATCCAAGAACTATGGTTATTTTTAGCCAGAAAAAGACAGGGAAAACCCACGCACTCAGTGAGTTGGAGGATAACCTGATTATTAACTTCGAGCACGGAGCAGATTTCTATGAATCCATGAGGATTAACATAGATTCCCTGCAACAGTTTGATGAATTAGCTAAACTTTTCCACAAAGAAACCCCTCATTACAAGTTTATTACCCTTGATACGGTGACTTCTTTGAAAGAGAAACTATTGAATCAATTAGCAGTGAGAACCTATAACAAAGATACAGGTAAATCAGAAGCTGCTGACTTTGATATTGATAGACTAGAGTATGGAAAAGGTCAAGTCTATAAACGAGAAGCCTTATTCAAAATTATGGAATTCTTTACAAGATTCTGTGATACGTTGATTATTGTAGGACACGTTTCGGATAAAAGTATTTCTACTTCAGGACAAACAATTAAAGAGCTGAATCTTGAAGGTAAGTTGAAAGATTTACTTGCTCTAAGAGTAGATGCAATTGGGTATATGTATAGAAATACAGAAAAACCAAATGTAAATATGCTTTCATTTATCCACTCTGAAGAAATTGTAGGGGGCACAAGATGTAAGCACCTTAGAAACAAGGAGTTTGAAATCTCAGAACTTATAAATGATGATAAGCTAGAGACTCATTGGGACAAGATTTTTATTTAATAACACACAAACAATATTTTTAATTTTTAATTTTTTTAAACATGAACAACAATGTCAAAACGTCATCTGGTTCAGGAACCAGAAAACTATTCTACGGAGTATCTACTTTTATTCCTAGTATGATTAACCCTAACAAAGCTGCCCTAGCCTCATTCTTAGGAAAAGATTTGGAAAAAGACCCTGAATATCTATCTACAAAAGATATAGATGGTAAGCAAGTGAGAATATTAAAGATTGATATTTGGGGAACTCTTCCTGAAGCTGAAAACACAAAAACAAAGGTTACATTTTGGCTTGAAGCTAGACCCGATATTTCAAGAAGTGGAAAGCAAAAATACATTAATGGACAAGGGCTTACTTCTTATAATGAAGACCCTGCTGTTATGAATAAAAACAAAGTGTGGTATTATGGAGACAACCAAAGAAAAGCAATGGTGGGAGAAGATGCTTTAGTGGACTTTTTCATAACCTTGAAAAACTGGGAAACTGAGTTGTCAAAATACACTCTGAAAGATGGAGATGTTCCAAGTATTTTTCTTCCATTAGAGAAATTGTTTAAGCAAGATTATTCTGACATAAATCCGTTATTTGAAGAAGGAAGAGGAATCAAAGTTTATGTAGGTATTCGTTCAAGTGAAAGTAATGGCAAGACATATTATGATATGGATATTTATACCAAAGCTTTCATAAAAGACTATCCTGGGATTAAAAGCTTTGATAAAATTATCAATGCTCTAAAAGGAGAGTATTCTGCATTTAAAAAGAATATTGCCCCAATCACATCTAACTTCCAAGAATTTGACCCAAATGAATTGATGGCAGAAGGCACTGAAGAAACAATGGCTTCCTCGTCAAATAATATGGCATTTGATGATGCACTTCCTTTTTAATCAATAATTATGTTCACTTTAGATCAACAGAGCGATATATGGAGAAATTACTTTGGAAGTTGGGAAAGTAAGGGTACTTATAGTAATCCGCTAAGGCATGATAAAAGCCCTAAATGCTATTTTAAAGTTATCAATGATAAGATTTTATTTATAGATTGGGCACATCATCCTACACATTCTGACTGTATTTCTTTTGTATCGCAAAAGTATAACTTAACAAATAAAGAAGCTATTACAAAAATAAATTATGATTTAAAGTACACGGATAGAGTGAAGGGAGGTTTTTCAGGAGAAAACAAAGGGGTGGCAGTAACACCCCTTTCTTCTTCTGTAAATAAAGATAAATACACTCAACAAGTAGCCGAGAAGATAAATTATTCTGTAATAAAGAAAAACTTCTTTGCAAAGGAAGATATTGATTACTGGAAAAAATTTGGTATTACAGAAGCTACATTAAAAAAATATGATGTATGCCCTGTAAAGTTTGTTTTACGAAACGGAGTACTAAACTATTCTAGTAGTGAATATAATCCTATATTCGGATACTACCAAAATAATCAGCTTTTTAAAGTATATAATCCACTAGGTATTCCTATGCAAAAGTGGAGAACAATTAAAGCAGTGCTAGAGGGCTACCCACAACTTGAATACAAAACAAATGTATGCTTTATCACTTCTTCTTTAAAGGACACTATGTGCTTAGATTCTTTAGGATATGATGCATTTAATCTTCCAAGTGAAAATAGCTACAAAATACTACTTCCTATAATTGAAGAACTATTCAGCAAGTTTGACCATGTTTTCGTATA